AACACCTCACTATTAAGCAATATAGAGCCTAGAACAGCCTGCGCAGATTCAATAGAGAAAATGGGTTTTGCTTTACTCATTTTTTAATCCCCATTTCTTTTGCTTTGGCTAGGTCCTCTTTATAGGTTTGCTGGCGCAGGTCCCAATCACGAGCAAATTGTGTATGGATTGCCTCAGATACAATAAGTGACAATCCGCGCCCGGTCCTTTCCTTATTATCGAACCGGTCCAGAACGGCGGCGGCAATATCGTTATCCAGCTTGCAGAACTTAAAGCGATCATCTTTGACATAGTTATTGTATTCATCCTCGTATTGTTCAAGGCTTCCCAGTACAGATTTAACACGGTTTGCCACGGTCGTAACAGAAACACCTAACTTTTCAGCCAGCCGCTCATTGGTAAGGTCCTTCATCTCTTTACGCTTAATAGCGACACTTAAGATGGTTTCTAGTATGTCTTGGTTGCGCGTCTTCATTACTTTACCTTTTCTCGTTTAGGTGTGCATTATTAGGCAAGTTTGCTTGCTTGTCAATACAAAAAACATCATATTAAATACATTGCGATGGTTAATTAGTGCAAAAACGGCAATAAATCTAATAATTCACTAAATAAAACAAAAACCAACACCTCTACAGCCCTACTCCCATGGGACCCAAAAATTAGATTTGACAAGGGTATACTTTTATGATATTTTTTAACTTGTTCTTTTGAACGGCGGTCCCCGCCTAAAGCAACATGTAAAAAATATTAGAATACCCCGTAAATCCAGCCTTTAAAAACACCCCTTCTTTTAAAAGAAAACACTACCTACCAACGATGACAACTAAGCTGTATAATGAACCATGTATTTAATTAATGAGAGTTTGTAATGAGCGAGGAAAAAGAAACAGGAAGACCAACTATATACACTCAAGACCTTTCAGATATTATTTGTGAGAGACTGTCTTTAGGTGAATCAATGCGTTCTGTATCACGTGATCCTGATATGCCAGCAAGCGCGACAATGTTTAGATGGTTGAGAGAAAAGCCTGAGTTTAGGGAGCAGTACGAGATTGCTAAAGAAGAATCAGCAGACGCTTTAGTTGAAGAAATGCTTGAAATTGCTGATGACGGAACCAACGACTGGATGGAATCGCACGGTCAAGACGGCGAGAATATGGGGTACAAGATTAACGGTGAGCATGTCCAGCGCTCTCGCCTTCGCGTTGATGTCCGCAAGTGGGCCGCGTCTAAACTGAAGCCTAAAAAGTATTCTGACCGACACGCTGTTGATCACAGCTCTACAGATGGTTCTATGACGCCGAAAGACGCCGTGGTAATCGGTAAGGACGTTCAAGATATTTTGGATAATCTGTAGTATAATGAACTTGCGGATAGGGGTTGCTCCCGAATACTGGTTTGTCAGCCAGCGTCCGCAAACCTTAATGACATCACATGGTGACAACATGAAAAGACAACTACCTTCTGTAAATTCAATTCTAAGTAAAATATCAATAGATTACATAAAAGGTATTGCAATCTGGAATAGTAGCGGAAAGCCAGCTGGTGCAAAATATACCACGAAGCAAGGCAAGTCCTACCGACAAATAAAGATTGACGGCGTAATATATCCTTTGCATAGAATTATCGCAAAAGCGTGCGGAATTCTATCTAATGAAGACCTCCAGATTGATCATGTTGATGGGGATGGATTAAATAACAAAGCATCAAACCTTAGGCAGGTTACATCTTCAGAGAATAATAGAAATAGAAAAATACCATCATCAAATACATCTGGCGTTATCGGTGTAAATTTTATTAGCTCTACAGGTAAATGGCAGGCAAGAATAAATCACAATGAGAAAAGGATTAGCTTGGGTATGTTTTCGTGTTTTGATGACGCGGCTAAGGCTAGGAAGAGTGCGGAAAAAGAGTATTGCTATTCAAAAGGCCACGGGACGGATAGGGAATTATGATAGAGTGGGAAGACCTTACAGCAGGTCAAAGGCAGGCCATTAAACTAATATCTGAGAAGTCATTTATTAAGTTTGTTCAAATATGGTTTCAGATAACGCAAGGGCAGAAGTTTATATGCAATTGGCACCATTTAATGATGGCTGACATTGCTGAGCAACTGGTTCGAAGGGATCGAGGGAATACGATAATCAATATTCCACCAGGAGGAACAAAGACCGAAATTTGGTCTATTTTCTTCCCAGCTTGGACTCACATTCAAAGCATTGCTAAATCTGATCGCCAGCGTTATTTAAATCTTTCCTATGCCGACACATTGGTTAAACGAAACTCACGCCGTGTACGCGACATTATTAAATCTAAGGAGTGGCAAGAACTATGGCCGTCTGAGTTTTTATCGGATCAGGCGGAGGAGTGGCAGCTCGGAAATAATGGAAAAGTAAACTTTGAATTAATCAGCAAGTCTACAGGTGGACAGGTAACAGGCGGCCGAGGTGGTTATCCATCTGATTACTTCTCTGGCATGGTTTGGATGGATGATCCTGATAAACCTAGTGATATGTTCTCGGAAGTTAAGCGCGCAAAGAATCACACACTGACAGTTGATACAATCCGCTCTCGTCGTGGGGACAAGTCAAAAGAACACCCAACCCCTATTGGTGTAATTCAGCAGCGCACGCACATCATGGACACGTCTGGTTTCATTAAGGGCGGCGGCATGGGCTTGCCGTTTGACTGTATCGAGATACCTGCACTAATTAACCAAGATTATATTGACGCGCTACCTGAGCCACACCGGACAAACTGCATTAACGATGTCTGCCATACTGAGCAAGTGAACGGTTATTGGTCGTTCTGGCCTGCTAACGAGGATATAGGTCAGCTTATGGAGTTGTGGAACATGAACGAATACACGTTTATGTCACAGTATATGCAGCGACCTATAGCATTAGGCGGTCAAATATTCGACCCTGATTGGTGGCAGTTTTACGATGAGAAACCGTTTCTTTATGAATATCGGTTCATTACTGCCGATACTGCACAGAAGAAAGGCAAGCATAACGATTTCACGGTGTTTTGTGAGTGGGGCGTATATGATGGCTGTGTTTATCTGATCGATATGCACCGCGCTAAATATACCGCGCCTGAATTGCGCGAATCGTTTAGGTCTTTCTGTATGGCAGCCTGGCAGCGTAACGAAGACACGAGCTACGGCATATTACGATCAATTAACGTCGAGGATAAATCGAGCGGCACAGGATTAATTCAGGAACTGCAAAACGAGCTTCCATTGCCTGTTACCGCCTTGCAGCGGAATATAGATAAGGTTCAGCGGGCATATGATGCAACGCCCCAAGTAAAGCTTGGTAAGGTGTTTCTGCCTTCTGGCAAGAAGTGGCTGCCTGAATTCATTGCTGAACATAGCGGCTTTACTGTTGATGACACGCACAAGCACGATGACATGGTTGATAACACTATCGATGCCGTGACAATCGCGCTACTTGATGCTGGTCCAATGGTAGGAATATTATTGCCATCTAGATTAAGATAGTTGCATTGGCACGATAATTGAATTAATATCTTTGTTGTCGAGGTTCCCCTCTCTCCTCCTCGACTCTAAGCCCGCCTAGTGCGGGTTTTTTTATGCTTGCCTAAAAATAATAAAATAAACCATTGACGAACACAATCAGCCGCGTATAGTGGGTTGAAACTAACAGCGAGAGAGAAAGATTATGAAGTTATTAGAGATCAATAGTGAGTGGCGAATCGCATTAGATAGTAATGGTAATTATATGCCTGAACGCTATGTTATTCGTAATGGCGGCAAAAGTGTAGGAGGTAAAGAAACAAAGGCTTTTGAAGGCTGGGAGCGACAAGGAGTCTATCACGCAAATGAAATTCAGGCGGTAAATTGGATAGCCACGAAGGTCAATCATGAGGGCGGCTCAGAGCACATTCTTGAAAGCTTAAAAGATATTGTTTCTAGAATGAAAGTAATTATGGCCAACCTAACCTAATTCGCACCCCTAGCGAACGGAGGCCCAAGCATGATGCGAACGGTCGCCAACTTAATTGGAGAGATTTATGAGAGACGCAAGCGGAGTTACGATGAGAGCAGGGGATCGAGTGAAGCCCGTGGGCATTAAGGGTCGATGGTATTTAGTGTCATGCATCCCTGATGAGTTTGGTGATGTGTTAGTAAAACACATGGATTCATTATCACAGCTTCATCGCCACCCTAGTAATTTAATTAAGATTTAAGGAGAGATTTATGAGTATTAAAAACGGCGATATGCCAGTTATGCCGACACTGTCAGTTTCTAATGATGGTGCGCCATACTACAAAGCACTGCCATCAAACGGACTAACAAAGCTTGAGCACTTCGCAGGTTTGGCTATTCCTCCGATGGAAGTGATTATTGAAGCTATGAAGGAGTGTAACGGGAGCGTTAGTATTGATGACTACATTGAGTACGCAGTTGCTTATAAGATTAAAGAAGCCAAAGCCCTATTAAGCCAGCTAGAGGAGAAGGCTAGTGAACTATAAACTAATAGCAACACTTCAAGCAGCTGCTCTAATTGTGCTGGTGGCTTTATTCTCAGCCCTTTGCATGATGGCGTATGATATGGGCAAGGCATCTAATCGATTAACATTAGACAACTGCTCGCAAGGCATGGACATAATGCACAATGGAAAACTTATACGCTGCGGCATAATCGAAAGAGTTGACAATCTAAAATCAGCTCGGTATCGTGCTGTTAAGAACTGCACTAAATTGATTAAGGAGTGGGAAGATGGAAATTGATTGGAGTGAAGCGCCTGAGTGGGCGGATAGGGCTGTCGAGTGGAAGGGGGTTGTTTTTTATAGCGATGGCAATCAGTACACTGGGCCTAGTACGGATGGAATTCACCTTCATGGAGGCTTGGTAGGTCGCGACTCTGATGTTAGGTATTTTGACTATTCCAGTGGGAATCTTATAGAAACCCGCCCAGACGCATGGCAAGAAGGCGAGGAAAGAATGAAAGTAATTCCACAAAACGGAAATAACGGTGAGCATTATGGTGAAGTGGTAAAGCAAGAGCGATACAAAAAAGAAAATGGCATGGATAAAATAGACGAATGGGCGCGTGATAAAACTCACGACCAATTCAGAACTATCATGTGGGCAATGTGCGAGAAGTACGAAAGCCGACTTGGTAAGAAAGACGACATCGTTAAAGAAGTTGGAAAGATGGCCGATTATATGAATCGCTGGCATCTGTACGAGCAGAAGTGGGCTGAGGAGTAATGCCGATCCAGTGGACACACAAGCTAGAGCTGCAGTGCTCTGATTTGTGGCGGGCTGGTCGTACTACTGTAACAGATATTTTATATGTAACTTATGGAGCAGGTCATGCATTTGGTATTGATTTAGATAAGTGTTTTGATG